TGGATTGAAGCTATCCGGCGTTTGTTGCTTGATGAGGAGTGTGTGATTTGCTATGTAGGAAATCATCTATACATTGCGGATTCATTTACAGTAAATAATTCTGTTATGGTCCCAGAGACCTATAGTAATGTCACGATTATATCCAATGATAATACAATAAAACTGCAAAGGGGGTTTACATCAAATGAGATTATCCATCTCAGGAGCAGAAACAAAAAAATTATAGGGTTTCTTGAAAAAGTGTTAAATATTTATAATAGCACGATCAGTGCAATGTGCGCGGCCAAGAAGACCTCAAGTATTCCAAGATATACGTTGGATGTAGAGGGATCGATGCCGGTGATTCATACAAAAGACAAAGAAGGAAAACCAAAAGTTGTTACAATCGACCAATATAAATCTGACATTAAAAAGTTGTTAGAATCAGATGAAATAGAAGTGCTTACAAATTCGTCAGGACTAAAAGTGTCCCAGCTTCAGGCACAGACAAACGTATCCAGTGAGGATATCGTAAAGCTGGCAAATGAAATCATGGTAGAGTGTGCCTTTGCCTTTGATATTCCCAAAGCGGTCTTTCTTGGAGAAATCACAGAAAAAGCAGATAGTACCAATGAATTTATTACCTATGCTGTAGGATGGATCGTAGAATTGCTGAATGATTCATTGAACGCAAAACTGGTAGGAGAAGAAGACTATCTGAAAGGCGAAATGATCTGGATTGATATGAGCAAGTATAAACATGTCGATATTATTGAGAGCGCGGCCAATTTGGATAAGTTGAGAAGCATCGGATTCAATTTTGATGAGGTACGGGAAATGGCAGGCTGGGAATCTTTGAATACGGAGTTTAGCAAGCAGAGAGTAATTACAAAGAATTATACCAATGATCTGGGAGGTGAGAAGAGTGGAAAAGAAAATGCGGACAATTAAAAACTTAGAGGGAAGGAGGTGATCCGGTGGTCTCCCAACTGTGGGTGAAACAGTAAATAACGCTTAGGAAAGGAGAAATAAGGCAAGATGCAGAAATACTATTCCCTGGAAACAGCCGGGAAAGAAGCGGATCTCTATATCTTCGGAAAGATTACGAGTTGGCCGTGGAATGAAAAAGACAAAGATGCTTATGGAATTGTCAAAGAACTTCAAGAATTAGAGGTTGAGACAGTGAATGTCCACATCAATTCTTATGGGGGAGATGTGGCAGAAGGTCTGGCAATTTATAATGTCCTGAAAAACAGTAACGCAAAAGTGCGGACCTATTGTGACGGATTTGCGTGTTCCGCAGCATCTGTTATATTTATGGCAGGGGAAGAACGAGTGATGAATGACGCTTCCCTTCTTATGATTCATAATGCGTGGACATATGGAGCGGGAAACGCGAATGATTTCAGAAAACAAGCAGATGATTTGGATAAGATTACCCAGGCGTCTGTCAATGCGTACATGAGTAGATGTACGATTACCGAAGAAGAAGTCAAGCAGCTCATGGATGACGAAACATGGTTGACAGCAAAAGAAGCCAAAGAGAAAGGATTTGCAACGGGGATCATGGATGAAAAGCCGGAAGGCGTCAGCCAGTCCGCGATGAAATGGATCCAACAGAGACTTTTATATGGATCAGAATCGAGATTGGAAATACGGGATACTTCTGAAATCGAGAACAGGATTGCGCAAAAGGTTGCTGAAAAAGTTGTGAAACAAATCAAAGAAAATAGTAAGGAACAAGGGGACAGCACTGGATTCAGTGCTTTTTTTAATTCAGGAAAAGGAGAATAAAAGAATGAAAATTGACACATTGGACAAAGAACTTCAGAAGAAAGTCGTAACCATGCTGAATGAAGCGGAAGACAAAAGTGAAGCGATTTATCAGGCGGCTGTGATGATTGCCGAAGAGCAGCATAAGCATCTGATCGGTGAACTGGTAGAGGAGAACGCAAGGGCAGCGGCGGACGAAGACTACAGAAAGAAGCTGGGGCTTCGGGTACTGACAAAAGAGGAAACATCCTTTTATGAAAAATTCAAGGATATTAAACAGGCGATTACGGCAGAGCAGATCGATATCCTTCCAACATCGATTATTGACCGTACATTGGACGATATCAAAAAAAGCAGCGATATTCTGTCCCTGGTACAGATGGCGCCGGCAGATGTAAAGAAATGGATCGTAGCGGAACACTCCGGAAAAGCAGTCTGGGGGAACCTGACCGGTGCGGTTCAGGGCGAGCTATCCGCATCGATTACCGGCTTGAATATTGAACAGCACAAGATGACAGCGTATATTGTCATCCCTAAAGCAATCCGGGATCTTGCGCTTCCATTTGTTGATCGGTATTTTACGGCAGTTCTGGCAGAAGCCATGCAGGATGGATTTGTAACGGGATATCTTTCCGGGGATGGAAAGACGGGACCAATCGGGATTATGAAGCAGATTGAAACATTCAAAGAAGACGGGACGGCTGACGATAAAGCGGTGATTAATACAGTGAAAAAGTTTTCTCCGAAAGGCCTAGCGGGAGTCAGAAAAACGCTGACAAATAATGGGAAGAGAACCGTTTCTGAGCTGCATCTGATCTGTAACCCGTTAGATGAAGCAGAATATGTAGATCCGGCGCTTTATGGCGAGGCATTAACAGGAGGATACCGAAATACATCTTTCATGCCGATTGTAAAGCATGTGGACGCGAACTGCCCGCAGGGGAAGGGAATTTTTACCATTCCGAATGTCTATGTGATGGGAGCAACATCTTTCGAGGTAAAGGAGTATGACCAGACAAAAGCAATGGACGACGCGGATCTGGTGATTGGAAAGTGTTATGCAAACGGGCGTGCGGTAGATGATAATTGCGCGGTTGTATTTGATATCACAAAGCTGGAAGAATATAAGCTTCCAGTAACGACAGCGACAACTCCAGAACAGGGAAAATAATCAGTCCTGACATTATGACATTGTTTCCGGCAGGTCAGGACTTATTAGGTAAGAAAGCTTCTGATTTGGTAGGAGAGGATCTTTGTGTATATGAAGATGGAACCGTTGAAGGAACACTGAAAGCTGTTACCGGATACACGGGCTTCTCCTCCGAAGAGGAAGAACAAAGCGGGCATTATTTCCCGTTCAAGCTTACAAAGACCGGAAAGAAAATGAGTTTAAAGAAAAATGGAGTGGCAGCAGAAGGAAAAGAAAACATGACGTTTGATCCAGAAATCATTTTGAGAGTATCCAAAGAAGATACATGGAAGATCGAAGTGGATGAATCGGAAGTGATTACTTTCAATTTTGAAAAAGCTGTTTTGGAATAAGTAGCAGGAGGGGATGACGTTGGAGCTGGAAAAACTGATTACAGA